ATACCCGCTCCGATCCCGGCAATATAAAGGCGGCCATCCTTCATTTTCTGAAGTTTCACCGCCCACATCGCATCCAGATCGTCAGTGGTGTCTTTCTGAACCTTCTGAATTTGCTGGATAGTGGCACTCTGCTCTTCCAGCGTTTTATTGACCGTCTGCTCAATCTCGTTCTTCGTGTCACTGACCGTTTTTGATATGTCGGCCAGCTCATCGTTAAGCTGTGTATTGTCAATCTGCTGCCACAGCGTTTCCGCCAGGTGGGTCTTTTTTATCTGACCGTCGAAGAACTCCAGGTAGCCCTGAGCATCCTGACTGGACCTGCCCACCGCTTCCGCAAAGACGGACTTCCCCACAATATTCACGCTGCGGACGTAAAAATAATGGTCCTGCAGGGGCTTCATAAAATCCCCGCTGCACACCCAGTACGCCGCCGTTCCAAGCTTCCTGGCCTGTGAAGTGATTGCTTCTGCATTCACCAGCTGCGTGGCGGAATACCAGAATTCATACAGCACATTCGGATCGTAATAGGTCTGATGCGGGGTCACCGTTATCTGGAAATAACCCGGCACCAGCTCAATCGCTGTCGGTGGCTCCGGGGCCAGTATGCTGAACGTCACGGAGGAAGGATCACCCTGCTGCCCGAAGCCATTCATGGCCCTGACCGTCAGGGTGTAACTTCCTCTCGACAGTTTATGGAATGCATATTCCGTTTCGCTGGTTGTGGAGGAACTGACCAGGCGAACGGGATCTCCCTCGCCCCCGCTACCGGTAGTCAGCCTGACAATAAACCGCACTCCCTTCAGTACCCTGGGCGTGTCCCAGTGTGCTTTTGCCTGGTACTGCTCCTCTTCAGCCTCAGTATCTACAATAAGATGAAGTACTGCAGGTGGGATCACGCCATTCTGAGTGCCGGACTGCGGATCAAAGTGGGCCCCGTTGTCCACGATGGCCTCTTTTTCGGGCACGTGCTGAACAGCAGTAATCGCAAAGGTTCCGTCGCCGTTCTCTTTTATCCGCACGCAGCGGAACAGGCGCTGGCGCAGTGATGGCAGCTTTAGCCCCCACACGCTGTACTCAGTTATCCCTTCCGGCAAAGCGCTCACCTTCAGCTGTTCCGGTGCGGGCTGCGCCGTGATATTCACCCTGACCGGCTTTCCATTCGCCCCGATAAGGTTCAGCGCGGAGATCCCGCTGACGGGAAGTTCCACCGCCCGATCGAGAGTTAGAGTATGACTGGCCTCATCCACACGGAGCACCCGTCCGCCGATAGTGGCCGCAGCATAGTCATTATCACAAATCTCAATGATATCGCCCGGGGTGTGGCGCAGCCCCTGTGTACCGACGGAGAAGTCCACCGTCTGGGTTTCCAACTGCTCAGTTTTAATCGCCCACAGCCCCGCCCGGTGCGCCTGTCCCCGGCTGGCACAGCCGAAGGCGTCCATTTTCAGCAGAATACGCCCGTCACGGACGATGGCCGCATGGTCCTCCACCAGCACCGTTGACGTCTTCCAGCCGTTCTGCGGGTCGGTATAACGCACTTCAGCTGCATTGTGCCTGTCCTTGCGGGCGCTGTAGCCGTAGCGGAACTGCACACCCTGCGCATCCGTCACCGCGTTACTGTTGGTATAGGTCCAGACTTTGTCAGACGGCCTGTCCTGTACAAACGTCATACGCTTCCCGTTCCAGACCGGCATGCAGCGCATCGCCGAACAGAAATCTGCCAGGACGTCGTAGGCCTTACGCTGCGTGGACAGATACGCATTGAAGGTCATCCGGGGTTCGGTACCGCCAAAGCCGTCCGGTATCATCTGGTCACAGTACTGCGCAATGGCATACAGGGCCCATTTATCCACTTCCGCCACACCGATGCTGTTGCCCAGGCCATAACGGGGGTGGGTCAGCATATCCAGCAGACACCAGGCAGGGTTGTTCGTCCAGGACGGTTTAAAGGTACCGTCCCACAGGCCGGTATAGGTCCGGGTTGCGGGGTCGTAGTTTGACGGAACCAGCACAATGCGCCCGTGAATATGGTAATTCACGGTAACCTGCTGGCTGCCGAACTGCTCCGCATCGACCTGAAGCCCCACCACCGCCGTGCTGGGATACGTCTGCTTCAGGTCAATGATTTCGGTAAATGAGGACCAGACGGACTTATTCTGGAGCTGGTCAGAGGTACTGTCCGGCGTCACGCGCACCATGCGCACGTTAAACGGCCGTGGAGGCAGGTTATCCAGCACGACTGAGGCCAGAAACTGTGACGTGGTTTTGCCATGGATATGGATGTCTTTTTCAGTCACCCAGTTGGAGCCGCGCTGAATCTGTACCTGTACGTTGAGCGTGGTCTCTTCCCGGTCTCCGTCATTGTTACTGGCCTGAAGAAACGGCGTCCCGAAGGTGATACGCAGGCGGTCAATCGCCTTTGACACAATGGTGCGGGTAACGGGGTTGTCGTTTTTCACCTCCACGCCCAGCAGAGTTTCCGCGCCGGAGTCCTCAAACCCTTCCAGCGGCGTCTGTTCATTTTCCCCGACGCGGTAAACCACCGTCACCCCGTGAACGTTGTAGCTACCGTCGGCGTTCACCAGCGGTGTGTTATTGACGAAAATACTCTGCAGGCCGTTCACCGGTCCCTGAACCGGTCCTTCTGTGATGGCGTCGATTAAATTTAGCTGCTGCGTGGACTTCAGGCTGTCCGGAGCCTCATAAGGCGTGTGCCCCTTGCCGCCTCCTTTACTCATTGTCGTTACTCCATAAAGAAAAACCGCCATTCGGCGGCCAGGATTAGCAGATTTTTGTCAGCGTACGATGACGCGGGGCATCGTTATCCCCTGCGCAGCCAGGCGGGCATTTTCTTTATCTTCCCGTTTAGCCACCATGCTCCCTAATATTCCTTTCCTGCTTCCGTAATTAACGACCTTATCCGGAGAGCTCTCATCCCGGGTACTCAGCTCCTGTGAAATTCGCCGTGAACCTGTCATCACTTCACCATAGGCCACCGGCAACGGATTCCCCTGGGCAATCATGTTGTCCAGTGAGGAAAAATACGTGTTCTGCTTTCCGTTGTCGGCGTGAGACATTTGCGGGGCTTTGGGCTGCGGTGCCAGCATCTGCGCCACGCCGCCCAGTACCATGCTGGCTCCGGCTGTAAATAATCCTGTAGAGAGTGCTCCCCACGCAGCCATTGATGCCCCCCGGTCCAGAAAGCAGCCGCTATCGCCACCGCCCCCAGCACAACCTGAAACACACCGCCTGACTTTGCCCCCTCAGCCCGCGGCACAATATGGATAACTGCCCCCGGAGTTAACGGTTCATGAAGCCGGGCCGTCACGTCATCTTCAGAAACATCCCGCCCGGAAATTCTGACCTGATACCAGCCTTCCGCTATCCCCGGCCTGAAGCCGGGTATCTGCACAGTCAGCGCCTGCAGCCCTTCCGCCGCCGTTTTTACACTGAGGTCGAGGCGCTTTCCAAATCGTTGCAAATTCCCGTAAAGGCAGAAGGTTGCCATTGACGGTGTCGCCATATCGAGTGCGTTCGTCGCTGCCATTTATCGTTATACCTCTCGCGTTTACTCAGTTGCTCAGGAACGTGGTGCAGTAACTCACCGTTGCCGCAGTAAATCGCCGCATGATTGGCGGTCGATGAACCAAAGCAGCAAATCAGTACATCCCCGGGCTGTGCCTTATCCGCAGTAACGGGGTAAAAGCCGTTTGCCTCAAGATTATCCAGATACAGGTTTTTGCCCGCCGCCCACCAGTCATCCTCCCGGTGGAAATCCGGCAGATTAATACCGGCCAGATGGTACGCATCACGAAACAGCGTGTAGCAGTCCGTCACGCCGTGTTCAAACCGACGTCCGGTGAGTTGTGGTACACAACGGAATTTATGGATCTGACCGTCACAGACCAGCCACCACGGTAACGCCGTCTGTATCTGTAGCGTACGATCAACGCAGCTAAGGTATGGCTCCCCGTCAGGATGGCTGTGCACCAGCGCGATGACCACCCCCAGAAATGTCGCCCGGATATAATCTTCAGGCGACATGCGAAAATACATGGCAGGCTCAAGGGAAGTGTTTTTACAGGGGAGATAAATCGTGTCGAACGCTGTTTTAACCACGTACCCGCAGGCTTCCGCAGGGGCGCACCGCTGTGCGTGCGCCAGAATGACATCATCCGGCATAGCGCATCCTTTACCTATGACAGTTTGTTGATGGAAATGAAGCCGCCAAAACGGCCCTCATTCCCGCGAATTTTGCACGCCTGCATGCATTTGCTGCACCGATCCCTGGCGGGGTCACTCGTGGGTTTATCAAACTCATCAGCAACCGGCCCCCCGGTGTAGCCACAGTTTTCATCCCGGTATCCCCACGGACATGTATCCGCCAGCATGATACGGGCCGGAAATACCGCACCGTCTGTCTCGGTGGGCGTGGCCAGCACAAAGGTGGCCGTCGTTGAGGTCAGTTGTGTCAGTTGCTCTACCACGTAGCGGGAAACAATTTCCTGCTCCGGATCGGCATCAGGATTGCCGTTCACACAATTCACCGCATCCAGAAACTTCGCATACACCTGGCGGCGGATCACCCGTCGCCCCCGTAAGGCTCTGTAAATCTTCCGCCATACCGGTGACCAGACCAAACATATTTGATATCACCAGACTGACCCGGGGCAACGGCCCCTGACCGTTCATCTCGAAGTCCTGCGCCTGAATCGGATACGGTTGATATTCCCGTTTTTGCCAGACTACCGCGGTCCCTTTTTC